CTGGTAGCCCTGGTGGTAACCCAGGAAATCCTGGAAATGCTGGCGGTTCAACAGCAAGCAGAGTTGCTGGCGGAGGTGGGACAGGTGGTAGTGGATCTGGTGGTGCTGGTGGTCCTGGTGCCGCTGGCGGTACTGGAGGGGATTATAATCCAGGTAATAACACTGTAGATGGCGCTGGTGGTGGAGGTGGCGGAGGTGGTGGTGCTGGTACTGCTGGCGGGGCTGCTCCTGGTGCAACGGCTGGTAATGCTGGTAACGCTGGAGGCGCTGGTAACGCTGGTACTGCTGGTAATGGTGGCACTGTAGGATCTGGTGGTAATGCAACAACATTTGGTTCTGTGTTTACAGCACCAGGAGCTAATCCAGGTCCTGACGGAAAAGGTGGTACTCTTGGGAATGGCGGTCCTGCTAGTAATCCTGGTGCTGGGGGAACAGGAAATCCTGGAAATGCTGGTAGTGGCGGTGGCGGAGGTGGTGGCGGAGGCGGTGGAGGTGGTGGAACAGGATATGCTGGCGCAAAAAGTATAGGTGTTGCTGGTAGTGCTGGTCCGGCAGGTGCAGGAGGCAGTGCTGGTCCGGCAGGTCCTGGCGGAAATGGTGGTAATCCAGGATCTGGTGGAGTTGGGGGTGCTGCACCTGCGCGAACACCAGGCTTGGCTGGTGGTTCTGGTAATCCAGGAACTGGAGGCGCTGCAGGCAATCCCGGTAATCCCGTTGCTGGTTCTGGACCAAATGCAGGAGGAGTTAGCACTGGTGTAGGAAATGGTAATGCTGGTACTACAACAGCTGCAACAACAACAAATGGATCTGGCACTGTCACACCATTCACTACATATACAGTAACAATAGGAACTGGTGGGACTGCTGGCTCCGCTGGAAATGGCGGAGCTGCTGGTAATGGCGGAGCTGCTGGAAATGGTGGTACCGGTGCTGCTACTGGTGCTGCTGGAAATATTGGTGCTGCAGGAACTGCTGGATCTAGTGGAACTGCTGGACCAGGAGGAAATCCAGGAGCAGTAACTGTTAATTGGCGAAATCAATAATATATCATTAAGGTTTGTTATGTTTAAATCATTGTTTAAGTCTGAAACTATAGAGTTTCTTTGTAATGAAGAAGATCTTGGTGTTATCCCAGAACCATACTCTGCAAAAAAACTTATGCCAGATTGGTATAAGTCGCTGCCAATGAAAACAGGAAACGGATTAGGTGCATCTACTATAAAAAGATGTAATCCATTTCTTGATTCTATGAGTATTGGGTGGATTATACCTTTGGCTGCTGATGTCGAAATTGAATCAAATGAAGATTGTTCTGGTGTAAACTACAAGTGGAACTTCTACAAGGATATGATTCAAAATCATAATATGAATCAGGTTTCAAGCGAAAAATGCCCTAACCCAACATTCCCCAAACCACCAATTAAATTTCTAAACTACTGGTTGACTAAATGTCCTCCAGGATATTCTCTACTTTTTACACCACCACTCAATAGACCAGACCCAAGGTTTACTTGTTTTACTGGGCTTGTTGATTGTGACAAGTATTTTGAGTTTGTAAATTTTCCATTTGTTTGGAACGAACCAAACTTTCATGGGATTCTTCCAGCCGGAACTCCTCTTGTTCAAGTAATACCTATCAAACGCTCTTCTCTGATCAAAGCAGAAGCCCCAAAACAGTTTTCGTTATCTGATATTGCAGAGCTAAACAAAACTAGAAAAAGACGTCAGTCTCATGAGAGCCTTTATCGTGATAATCTTTGGGAAAAAAAATAATGTCAATTTATAATTTTGCACCATCCCATAACTTAAACGCTTGTGAGACATACGCAACTTGGGATAATGGTTTTAATGATGACGAGATAAAAAAACTTATCAAAACTTGTGAAATGAGAAATCCATCTAAAGCAACCATTGGTGGTCATGAGGGCGACTCTGATTTTTCAGATATCAGAGAATCAGAAGCTCGTTGGATACCATTACAAAATGACACAACTTGGATATATGATCGGTTTGCTTTTATCGTCAGACAATTGAATGGACAGTTCTTTAACTTTGATATCTCAGGATTTATTGAAGACTTTCAGTACACAACATATTATGGCGACAAAAAAGGTCACTATGACTGGCATGTTGATATGGGAAATAAATCTAGCACTTCTCCAAGAAAACTTTCTCTTGTAATGCAATTATCAGATCCTGATGAATATGAGGGTGGCGAATTACAGTTGATGAGTTCAGCCAATCCGACAACAGTCGAAAAGAAAAAAGGGTTTATTGCAGTTTTTCCTTCTTATATGCTGCATAAGGTAACTCCTGTTACAGCCGGAACAAGAAAAAGCCTTGTTATTTGGATTGCTGGACCACCGTTCAAATAATATAAATAGTTGATGAATAGAGACAGAATGCAGCTCGTAATGGAATGTTACGACAACTTACCATATGAGCTGAGAAATTGGATTGCAGATTTGCATTTCAGTTTACATGACGATCATATACTACGAGGAAGAATAGAAGTAGGTAATTGTAAAATTGATATTGAGAGTGGTGGTAATGTAACCTATCTTCCAGGAAATGGACAGAATTAAATGGAAACGTATACATTTACAATCTTATCAGCAAATACTGAAACAAACTCAGTGTTGATTAAGTACACACCTGACAATATTATCCTTAGTGAAATTACACAAAATATATCTGCAGAAACTGAAGATTTTTTACAATCTATTGATCATTGCGCTCCCCAAACTTTCTGGAAAAATGAGTTAAATGCATTAAATGGAGAACCACATGTTGTTGAAATTGGTAACTACATTGGTAGATCAGGAATAATGACTTTGGATAAAATTTTAGAAGTAAAATCTACATATTATCAGATATACAAATCTAAAGGTCTCGATAGTCAAAACATGGAAGATATCAAAAATCAATTCTTAGATGAATTATCCCAATTTTAACGAGGCTTTGATGCAAGAATATTCGTACATTATAAAAAGCGGAGACCCTTTCAACAATACAATAAATGTTGAATATACTCTTTTGAGCAACACTGCAAATAAAGTAGTAATCTGTATACCAGCTCCAGTCATTGTTCCTGCAAATTTAGATTATCATGTAAATCTGCATTGTCCTTTTGCAGAAGAACTAACTATGTCTGGTAACCTTGAAGATGATTTTGAAAACGGAATATAATTTATAAGGATAAAGTATGTTTTATGATGGTATAATTTTAACCGGAGCACCAAGACCAGGATTTAGTGCAACTGAAAAATCATTTTTAAACGAAGACTTAATTCAATTTACAAAACTTGATACTGTTGTAAGTTTCTTCAGAAATCTTGGACCTGTAAGATTAAGAACACATCTTTCAAATTTTGGATATAATATTAGAGCGGTTGATTTTTGTGATTTTTATGACGAAATTACAATGAAAAGTGTTCTTAATAACATTGTTTCATCAAAAACAAAATTTATAGGTTTATCAACTTTGTTTCTTAATCCTATGTTTTGGGACAAATACACAGAAGTATTTCTTGAACTTAAAAATAAATTTCCAAATCTTAAAATTATTGTTGGTGGTCAACATGCATCTTATGACATGAATACAAAATATGTAGATTTTTGTATTTCAGGTTACGCCGAGCTAGCTCTTCTAAATTATCTAGATTATCTTGAAGGTAAAACAAATAGTCTTATTATTAAAAAAGAAAATACAATTGATGGTAACGTAGATTATCCCTTTTCTTCTATTGAGATTAATAATGTATGGTTACCAGAAGATGCAGTTCAGCCTTACGAAGCATTACCCATTGAGGCTTCGCGTGGTTGTATTTTTAAATGTGCATTTTGCAATTTTCCATTGAAAGGTAAAAAGAAACTAGATTATCTCAGAGAAGAAGATAATCTTGAATGTGAGTTACGTAGAAATTATGAGCTGTTTGGAGTAAAGAACTACGTTTTTGCTGATGACACTTTTAATGATTCAACAACAAAACTTGAACGATTTTATAATATGACACAACGATTGCCATTTAAAATAAACTTTACATCATACGTCAAACCAGATTTGCTCGCTATTTTTCCAGAACAAATTGATCTACTAATAGGCAGTGGAATAGTATCTGCTAATTATGGTGTTGAATCTTTCAATTACAAAACTCGCATGTCTGTAAAGAAGATGGGCGATATTAATAAAATTCTTGACGTAATGAAAGAAATGAAAAAACGAAGTAACAATAAAGTGTATAATGGAATCAATATGATTATTGGTTTGCCGCACGAAACTGTGGAAAGCGTCGAACAATCACATGAACATATTATGAAAGAAAACTATATTGATGGGTCTTTCTGGCAACCTTTGTCTATTGTAAACAAAGAAAAAATATCAGAAAGAAAACTTAGTCCTATCGATATTGACCCAGAATCATATGGATATAAAACAAAACTTATTCAAGCAAAAAACGGTGGGCTTACCAGCGTTTGGACAGGACAAATGTTTTGGAAAAACGAACATATGAATTATAGTAAATCTATCGAACTTGCCAGTAAGTTTGCTATTGATAACTTCAAGAATAAAAATATACATTCTTTTATGATACCAAATATTATGAATACTGGGTTTGATATCAATAAATATGATGGCTCAATGAAGATGTCAGATATCGACGGTGATGTTTTTTCTTTTATGGAAAACGGTATAAATAAGACTGTAGAAGGTTATCTACAAAAATTAATCTAGGAAAATAAAATGGCAAGTTCTGACAGTGTAGGTTTGTTAGCAGATTTTCAAATTATTGAAACTCCACATTTCACAATTAGATATGCTAGCACTCTAAGTAATAAAACTTCTTGGTATGATGGTCCAGCTCCTTCTTGGGTACCAGTATACGCACATACAACAGATCCAGAAGCGAGAGAATGGTTTAGATATCAACCTAACATTTTTATGGTAACCAACGGAAGTGTTCTAATTCAGAACAAGAAACACCCAGATTTTATCTTTACTAAAGGTCAGGGCACAAGCATGACCAGAAGTAAAACGATTTATAAATTAACTGCTATTGAAGATAACACATCCTGGTTTTGCCTAATTCCTAAAAAGAGTATGATATATCAAAGATCTATTATGTCTTTAAATTCCGGAGATACAATCTCAGAAACTAACAATCAAGAAACTTTTTACTTTGTTGCTACAGGTAAGATTAATATTAACACAACAGATAGACAAACTTTTTCTCTTATTAAATTTAGCGCAAATGAAGTTGTAAATTTAACAGCTTTAGAAGATTCTTACTTAATTAAAATTTGGGAGTAAATTATGGCAAAATCCGAAGCATCAACTATCCCTGAAAAGGTAGGAAACTACACCAAATTTTTGCAAACAGCTGGTATGTTTATACTTATGCCATTGATGTTTGCTGGTCCATTTCTTTATGAAAATTCATGGATGCATTGGATTGTTGCTTGGTTTGCTTGGGCTTTTGTTATTTCCGGAATTAATGTTATTGGTATGCACTTTGGTCTTTGCCATAAAGCACTAACAATGAGACCATGGGTTCAAAGATTTGTTGGATTCTTTTATACTTCAACAGCCTTAACAAGTCCGCTAGGATTTACGCTTGTTCATTATATGCATCACAAATATACTGATACTGTTAAAGATCCATCTTCTCCAATCCATAGAGGATTTTGGAATGCAATAATTTACGCAAATCATCCTGCACCAAAGGGTGATGATCTTAGACTTTCATTTCTGTCAGCTAAACATCTCCTTAGAGACAAATGGCAAGTATCATTTTTAAGAGACTTACACTGGTGGATTCTTGTCTGGCCAGCAACTATTCTTGCCGTAGGTCTATTGCTTGGCAATCCATTAATGTGGCTTTACTGGGGATGGGTAATGCCAACTGGTATCGCAATCTTCGGTATGGTGTTTGCTATTCTTCTACATCCATTCGACGAACCAATTAATATCCGTTGGGTCGAGTATATTGGTATTCTTGAAAATATGCACAAAGTGCATCATGACAATATTAAAATCTATGATCACGGACCAATTCATAGATTCTTTGGTAAGGTTCTTTCTGCATGAAAACTTTAGAGGTAAACCCAAACACCGTTGGCTATTTCTTCATCCATCAACTAGATGAAGATCCAACAAATTATATTTCTTATGAATGGGAAGATCTTGATAAGATTAAAGAGTTTGCTACAGATGTTCTGAATAGATATGGTGGGAACAAAATTAGGATTATGTATAATGACAACGGCAAACTTAGAATCGCAGCCACAGTTCCTGAAAGAAATAAGAACGCTGTTCAAAACTAGTGTCCCTGTTCCGCTTAATACTTCTTTGTATTATGCTCACTGGGTAGGCAAAGTTGTATTTGGTCCGATCGGGGCTGCTAAGTTTCACGGACAAAAAGTTCTTGTACTTGTGCCTGATAATGAAAGTGTTAAATTTGCTAGATTACAAGCAGACAAGTTGTTCTTTGGAGACCTTGTTGAATATAGAGTTGGTACTGAATTATTGTCAACAGATAAACTACACAAAAATTTCTTCAAGTTAGAGATAGAAATGGAGCTGTGATGAAACTTATCAGGAAAGAAATCATCACGTTACCATCCGAAGAAAACAAAATCGAACACATAGTTCGGTATATGCCTTGGTTTACAAACAGAATTTGTATCAATGTTCTTTACGGAGATATTGATATTCTACACTCACATCCATGGAACTTCTTCAGTTTTATTCTTTGGGGTGGTTACTATGAAACTCTAGTAGAAGAAACTGGTGTAACAACCCACACAAGGAAACCAGGTTTCTTTTGTTTCAGAACAATGAATCAGTATCACATAATCAAACCAATCAAGAAATATGCTGTGACTTTATTTGTTCGTGGTAAAATTGAATCATACACAAAGTTTCTGGTTAATGGTAAAGAAATGAGAGACAGCAAGTTTTGGCTCTCTCAGGGGTACTCAAAGCAGGAAATTTTCAACTCAGCAAAAATTTTATAAATAGAATGTAATGCACCTAACTGCGAGTAGAAATCATGGCAGTACCCACTTCAAGATCAGAGTTCAAAGAATATTGCCTACGTAAACTAGGTAAACCTGTCATCGAAATTAACGTAGACGACGATCAAACTGAAGATCGTATCGACGAAGCTCTTAAGTTTTACTGGGACTATCACTTCGATGGTGCCGAGATGACTTACTACAAACATCAAATTACAGATCAAAATGTAATCGACAAATACATCACATTACCAGAAAATATTATTGGTGCTGTGTCGGTATTTCCTATCGGCGACCCAACAATCAACTCGCAAGATCTGTTTAATATTCGCTATCAAATTGCTTTGAACGATCTTTACACATTGACATCAGTATCAATGGTACCTTATTATCTTGCTATGACTCATCTTGGTATTATTTCTGAGATGCTTGTCGGTATGCCACTTATCAGATATTCAAGACACAAAGATAGACTATATGTTGACATTGATTGGAACAAGGTTGTAACTGGCAACTATCTTCTAGTTCAAGCCTACGAAGTAGTTGATCCAGATACCTTTACTGATGCATGGGGTGACCGTTGGCTAGCCAAGTATGCAACAGCCCTGATCAAGAAACAATGGGGATCAAATCTTACCAAGTTCAGCGGTCTTCAACTTCCTGGTGGAGTAACCTTTAACGGTGAAAAAATCTATGATGACGCTGATGCTGAAATTCAGAGAATGGAAGAAGAAATGATTTCTGGGTATTCACTTCCAGTTATGGATATGATTGGCTAATGGCAACTTCCGTATATTTCAATAACTTCCAAAACAGTGGAGAGCAAGGTCTAATCGAAGACCTTGTTATTGAATCAATTCGCATATACGGTCATGATGTTTATTATATCCCTAGAGTTTTGACAGACTTAGATAAGATCCTAGGCGAGGCACCTCTAGCTGAGTTTAACACTCAGTACTTCCTTGAAATGTATATCAAGAATGTCGAAGGTTTTGCTGGAGAAGGCGACTTCCTTTCTAAATTTAATCTACAGATCCGAGATCAAATTACATTTACAGTAGCCAGAAGAACATTTACTGGTGAAGTTAGCAAATATGAACCAGCAATTGTCAGACCACAGGAAGGCGATTTAATTTACTTTCCACTCAATAAAAAGATCTTCCAAGTTAAATTCGTAGAGCATGAACCTGTATTCTATCAGATGGGCGCTCTGCAAATGTATGATGTTCAATGCGAACTCTTCGAGTATTCTGGAGAACGTATGAACACTGGCATTTATGAGATTGATATTCTTGAAAGAAATCGCTCAATTGATCTAGTTAATTATGCATTGAAAACTGAAGATGGATTCATTATTACTGATACTGACGGATTCCCAATTATCCAAGGTCAGTTTGATATTGATACACAGGCTGGAGATTTCTTTGCTGACAATGATGAGATTCAAGTAGAAGCAGACACCTTTGTTGATTTTTCCGAAACTGATCCGTTCTCGGAAGGAGCCTATTAATGTTTAATCAAACATGGTACTATGGCACTATTCGTAAGTATATCATTCTGTTTGGTACACTATTCAATAATTTGTATGTGAATAGAGAAGATGCTAATGGTGAGTTAATTCAAACTCTCAAGGTTCCTTTGACTTATGCGCCAAAAGAAAAAATGTTGGCTCGTTTGCAAGGCGATCCAAACTTAGATAGACCAATCGCAATGTCACTACCAGCTATGTCTTTTGAGATAACTGGCATGTCATATGATTCAGATAGAAAATTAAATACTGTTAATAAGTTTGTTCAGGGAATTGATACGGCTGCAACAACAAGTCAGAGATTTCAATATAACCCTGTTCCATATAACATCAATCTAAACCTTAATATCATGGTAAAGAATGCTGAAGATGGTAATAAAATACTGGAACAGATTCTTCCTTTCTTCACACCAGAATGGTCAGCCACACTTAACCTTGTACCTGAGCTTGATATCAAACATGATATCCCAGTAGTTTTAAATACTATTGATGTTCAGGATGTGTATGAAGGTGCTTTTATTGAACGTAAAACTTTGATCTGGACTATTTCCTTTACTCTAAAAGGTTATATCTTCGGACCAGTTAAGAAACAAAGCATTATCAAAATTGCAAATACTGCACTATATCCTGTTGCAAGAGAAGAAGATTTTACTGATGCGATCGACACGCTACCAACCACTGCTGCTGAAACAGTAAAAGTGCAACCTGGCGTTACCGCAAATAATAAACCTGTTGGTATTGATAAAAATGGATTGTTGACTGGACTCCCAGCATCAAACAGTATACCTATTGGTCAAATTTCAGCAAACAGCAATTATGGATTTATTATTGATTTTGATAAGGGAACATAATGGACGACGATAAATTACAACGAGCGCTTTCACTTGTTCCTATGGATGATATTGAACCAATTGAAACTGAAACTCAACAAGACTTTCAAATTGCTAGATCAAACCTTCATGGTATTTTAATGAACGGTCAAGAAGCACTCAATCGTATGATTGATCTTGCTGATCAGTCACAACATCCAAGAGCTTATGAAGTTGTTGCTACATTAATTAATGCACTGACTCAAGCTAACAAAGATCTTCTTGATCTGAGTAAAAAGAAAAAAGACATCATTGGTAACGCTCCAGAAGAAAAGAAAACTGTAACCAATAATCTTTTCGTTGGATCAACTGCTGAACTTCAGAAAATGCTGAAGAGCATGCGGGACGAATAATGGCTGATACTTATCTTGGTAATCCAAATCTTAAAAAATCAAATGTTGCTATAGAATGGTCTCCTTTTGAACTTTCTGAATATGTAAAATGTTCGAAAAATTCAGTCTACTTCATTAAAACCTACTGTAAAATCGTTAACGTCGACAGAGGTCTTATCAACTTTGCGTTGTGGGACTTTCAAGAGGAAATGGTAACGACGTTTGAAGCGAATCGTTACACTATTTGTAAGATGCCACGTCAGGTTGGTAAAACAACTACTGTTGCTGCCTACATGCTTTGGAAAATTCTCTTTACTGAGAACTTCAATATAGCAATTCTAGCCAACAAGATGATGCAAGCACGAGAAATTCTATCCCGTATTCAGTTGATGTTCGAATACCTACCCAGATTTATGCAAATGGGCGTAAAAGAGTGGAACAAGGGTAATATTGAGCTTGAAAACGGCTCAAAGATCCTTGCAGCCGCCACTTCATCGTCTGCAGTTCGTGGTGGATCGTTCAACCTTATCTATCTAGACGAGTTTGCCTTCGTTCCAACTAATATTCAGGAAGAATTTTTCGCATCAGTGTATCCAACGATCTCATCTGGTAAATCTTCAAAGGTTGTTATTACTTCAACACCAAATGGGCTAAATCTTTTCTATAAATTATGGGTTGATTCAGAGGAAAATAGAAATACCTATGCCCGAGTCGACGTTCATTGGTCAAATGTGCCTGGTAGAGACCACAACTGGATGGTTGAACAGGTAAAGAATACTTCAGAGGAACAATTCAGAGTTGAATTTGAGTGTGAGTTCCTTGGATCGTCAATGACTCTGATTCATCCAACCAAACTCAGGTCACTGGTATTCAAAACACCAATTACTAAGCAAGAGAACATCAACATCTATCATCAA